GGGAACCCCGCCGCGTTCATACTAGCCCGCCTTGTTTTACGTAAGCCTTAAAAAGTTTAACAGCTTGCGCCTTAGTGTAACCCTGATATTGTCTAGCATAGTATACCTCGCGACCGTAGTCGCCCGTTACAGTGGACAGAATCCATGCCCCGTTATAGTTTCTACATGATATATTCATTATAACCTCCTTAATGTTGTCTATATACGCCGGTTGGCGTAGTCCCCAATCTTAATCGAATAAGCACGCCCTAGGCGATGGGGTATTGATTAGCCTGCTAATAGGTCAGACTAAACAAATCTATATATTAACGTTCTCTACATACGATGCCAACGCATCGGCAAGGCCTGAACAATGCACGCTAGTATATCCTTTATCTTGACCCCAGGCCGCGCGGACCGTTAAACGGTCCGACCCATTCCACTCTATCCAGCACGACGGCCCGCCGTACGTTACGGTAATCTCCGCGCCGGTAACCGTCCAGCCTGTCCCGCCGTGCTTGCCCGTAAGTTCAACGCATAGAGCGTCGGCTAGATAAATATCCCACGCCTCGCCGATACTGTCGATAGTGGCTAGCTGATCCGTGGCAAGTTCTTCCGCTCCAGCAATATCGGTAAAGTCTGGATAATATTCCGCAACATAAGATGCTAGGGTAAGTAGCTCGCCGTTGTCTTCTTCTGCTGCGTCGGCGATAAAATCCGCCGCCACTGTCCAAGCCTTCAAGCCTGCCGCGATGCTATCCGCGTAGGCTTGAGCCTCGTTTGTTGTTTCTATTGATGTATTCATTATTGTAACCTCCTGGTTATCTAGTTAACGTCGGTTGACGTAGTACCTAGTGCCCATCGAAGGACCACGCCCATGGCGCTAGGTGGCTCGAGTCCGCTAATAGGTCGAACTGTGAGACTTAAAGTATTAAACGCGTACGGGAAGCGCCGCGATCTTTTCTAGTAGCCCCGTAATACCGCCGGGACGGCGGCGAGCTGCTAGTATGCGTTGCGCGTAAGTTTCGCCGTACGCGTTGACTAAAAGCGCCTCTAACGCATCGTAAGAGCGCCAGAACGTGGCTTCTGCGCGCGCGACCGCGAACGCGTCCGCGTCGTTCCCATATCCTCTATTTTCTTGCGCTTGTTGATATACGAAATCTTTATTTTCTAAGTTAATCGCTTGCTCCATGATAGTTGACATTGTATCCATTGTATTGCTCCTGTGTAGTGTTATGGCCTTGCGACCCTACATATAGTATTATACCTAGCCCCTACAAATATGCCCGCAACTAGGGACAAATAAATATATTTTATTTGTGTCCCCGTTGATATAACCTACTTGACAAATACAACCACCCCGCACAATACCCGGCCCGCCACGCTCATGGCGTGCCCGCCCCTGGCATGCCCGCAACAGCTACGCCCTAGCCCATGCCCGTCACGCCGTGCCCCGTGCCTGCTCGTGCCCCTGAGTGCGTGGTATGTGGTGAGCACGTACACCCGCCCAACTGTACCCCCGTATTCCACCCGCCCTGATGCTGGTGCCCTGATGCTGGCATCCGACCCCACCCCCCACCCGTCCCACTGTCAACGGTAACACAACAAACAAACACACACAACAAACACACAACAGACACCCGCACCCTGCCCCAACCCCCGACACCAGCACCAGCCCCCTGCCCCCCACCCCCAGGGACCCCCCACAAGCCCCCCCAGCGCGTTGTATATACCAAGCCAACGGTATTTTTTGGTCATTTTGGACCAGACACGGGGACCGTCAGGGGCAGGACATTCTGTCTGTTTTGGGGGGTTTTTTGTCTGACCACCATTCGCCCCTATCTGTGGGTACCTACTGTATCTTTATTGTTAATCCGTTGACAAACTGCCCCAAATCATGGGGAGCGAAAACTCCCCACTAACGGCTTATGTAAAGTAGTTACACACCCGCTCCTGAGCTGGCTCCGGCACCCGCTCCTGTAGCGAGCCTAAGGGCTCGCTCAGGCTACAGGCTACCAGGGACCTGTTAGCGACACAATGGATACTATTTTTTGTAGTATACCCTACCCGGATATGCTATAAGGAGTATTATATATTTATGACCACAAAGATACACCCCCTCTGGAAATCTTTCGCATTATGGTTGGACACACCATCGTCTACTCGACCTATCGCCACCGAAACCGAGTGGGCGCGAATCAACAAAACATCAACACGTACATTACACCGCTGGAAGCAGGACCCTATGTTTGTAGAGTATCGCGCCGCACAAACAAAACAACCGGTAGCGGATACGGTAGACGACTATTCCGATGAGGCTTCATATAAGGCTGTAAAGCTACAACTGGTAGCCGGTGCCCGTAGCGGTAACGCAAAGTCCCTTGACCTGTATTTCAAAACGTACGGTAAACCTTACGTGGAGGAAGAGGTAGCAGCCCGCACCCTTGACCTGGAGAACCTGGATCTACCCGACCTTATCGGTCGGGCGATCGCGTCTCTCGCACCGGAGGAACTGGAAGCCACGCTACGGGATCTCGGGTGGACGGTATCACGCCCGCCAACGGATATATAATGCTTGATGTTATTCACGTTTTTGTTGAGGATGATGATGTGAGTAGACGCGGGCATATGAACGACTGGTTTGGTAACATGCCTATATCAGGTATGCCTGTTGACGCAGCCTGCCTATGCGGAGCCCGTATGGTCCCGTTAGATAAAAATGGTAGTGTAGTTGGTGTGTATCATTGCCGCCACTGGCCGATGTGGGATAGTTACGAGTCATGATACCTGAATCTGTACAGGTGGGACCGTACGTCTATACTATCATAGCTGATGCGGTACGTATGGCGGAGTGTGAAAAAGAATCACGCGAGGAGTTATTCGGTATGACCCTCCATAAGTCTTTAGAGATCATTATTCAACCTGATGCCGCGGATACGGTTATACGGGAAACGCTACTACATGAGGTTTTACATGCTGTACTGTACAATACCGGTATATCGGATCGGATGACCGAAAAAACGGAAGAGCACCTGATACGGGCCCTCTCCCCCGCCCTGTTTGTGCTGTTGCGAGATAATAAAAAATTTTTAGGGTATATTGTGGGGTCTGATGAATAGTAAACGTACCCAGGAGTTACAGCAGATATGGGTGGAGTTGGAGTGGCGCCGTTGCGCTATGGATGAGGTGTACTTTATAGAGAACTATGTGTATATACCATCGGAGCAGGATGCGCGTGGTCGTATAAAGTTTCAGATGTTTGACTATCAGCGGGATTTGCGGGAACTGATACGTACCCATCGTTTTGTGGTGTCTTTGAAAGCCCGTCAGATAGGTTACACGACGTTGGCGATGGCTCATGCTTTGTGGCTTAACTTGTTTAAGCCTGGTGCAACTATTCTTATTGTATCAAAAAATCAGGATTCGTCTAATAAGAACCTGGCGCAGGCTCGTCTGGCGTACCGGTTTCTACCACCGTGGATGCAGGCGCGGGGCCCTAAACTGGATGCCGATTCTACGAAAGGTATGTCGTTTATTTTTACGGATGGTATGGTATCTAATATGAAAGCGGCAGCTTCAACGGGTGGTGTGTTCGCTGGTGAAACAGCGACGTTTGTTATTTGGGATGAGGCGGCGCTGGTGGAGCCCGCCTCGTTGCAGGATGATGTGCTGCGCACACTCCTGCCTACTACGGACGCTGGTGGGTCTATGTGGATTATATCTACGGCCCGTGGCGCCTATAATCGTTTCGCTAAACTGTATCGTATGGCTAAAAAAAATGAGTCACAGTTTGTATCGTTTTTTAGGCCGTGGATGGTCTCACCGTTTATGCGCTGCAATAAGGGTTGCGGATGGTGTGGCGGTAAGGAGGGTGTTGCTACGGCCTGTGTGTCACGTCATGATAATAAACGTCGTGACTTCGCTGATGAGCCGTGGAGGTTCTTTGCCGAATATCCGGCGGATGACGAGGAGGCTTTCCGTGAGTCGGGCCGCCCGCGTTTTGTGGGTTTACCGGCGGAGGATAGGTTTAGCGATTTTATGTATCGCGGGGATCTTGTATGGCGGGATGATAAAACATTAGAGTTTGAGATGGATGAACACGGTCCGCTACATTTAAGTACATTGGAACCGGATAGGGATGCGTTCTATGTTATTGGCGCTGACCCGTCGCAGGGTGTAGGTAAGGACTATGCTTCGGCGCATCTGATGGTGTTGAACACTGATGGTCGTCCGGAGATTGTCGGCTATTATCATTCTAATATTGTGCAACCACCAGAGTTCGCGGCGGCTTTAGATAGGTTGGGTAGACATTTTTCGGGTAGCCAATGGGCGGCGTTATTGGCGGTGGAGGATCAGGGCGGTCAGGGTGCTTTGCCTATTAACGAGTTGCATAGACATTTGGACTATCCGAATCCGTATATGCACCAGAATCCCGGTTCGCGCCGCTCTCGCGCGTCGCGTATGTTTGCCTTCCCTATGACGGTGGATCGTAGGCGGGCGGTTATTGATAGGCTGGCTAAGTATTTGGCTGTACATAATAACGAGATTACCCTGGATGGTATGTATCCGTCTTTGCGTGTAGAGTTGGGGCAGTTTGTGGCGCAGGAGACAGCGAATGGTAATATACGCTATTCGGCGGATGTGGGCTGCCATGACGACATGGTGATGTCTTTGGCTATTGCCCTGTGGGTTCTTATAGAGGAGGCGGGCGACTCCCCACAAGCGGCTCCTATTGAGGAGAAACCTGCTTTTGTTTTCGATGTCGGTAAACCGATACGCGCGGCACGGGAGCAGGCCATAGCCGATGCTGAAGAGCAGGAGCAGCGTAACTGGGAGAGTATCTCCTTAAACAGTGACGGACTTATTATAGGAAACAAAGGACACCATGGCCGATACATATAAATCTAAATACACATTAGCGGATAAGCAAGCGGCGCTACGCGACTCTATACGTCGTATGGAGCCTGTGCATCAGCATTGGCGTATGCTTGAGTCTCTTTATCGTATAGGCGCGCAGCGTGAGGTTACGGCGTTAGAGATGAATCGTATCTTACCGTTCCCTACACCTGGTACATTCTTACGTACAGTAAACATGGTGTTACCTCATCTTAATCTTATTATTAACTCGGTTACGTCGCGCGATCCAAAGTTTGTGGTTACACCTATTGGCGGTGATGAGACTGTTGTGGAGAAGAACGCGTCGATAGCCAAAGCGGTGTTGGACTATTATTGGAAGCGTAGCGCGGCTACGGATGTGCTACGCGACATGACACAGGATATGGTTGTTATAGGTAACGGTTTTTGTAAGGTAGGCTGGTCTTATGATGAGAGCACGTCAAGCCGCACCGCTGAAGATATAGCTACCGAGACCGATGACCTTATGCAGACCGCGATGGAGGTAGCCGACGAGTTGGGTACACCACTTAACGACGATGACCTAGCAGAGATTGTTACATCAATATCTTTAACTAATCAACTGGTGCAGGTAGATGAACCGTTTGTGGAGTATGTCTCACCGTATGATATGTATCTTCCCGCTAATGCCCGCCGTCTGAACACGGTACGCTGGGTTGCCCAGAAACTACGTTTACCGATATCGGAACTTCAAGATAACGCACTGTTTAATAAAGAGGCGGTTGATTCTATTACACCGGATACCGGATATGCGGACAGGGAAACACTGGAACGATATGAGGATCAGGTGGGGTCTCTGCCCGCTATATTTACTCATGCTACCGTATATGAGTTTTATGATATGGATTCGCGTACTATCTGTGTGTTTCAACTGGATTCTCGTACAGCATTGTATGAGGGCCCGATACCGTACGATCATAGATTCCCACCGTTTGTACATATGCGTAACTTTAATGATGGCGGTCAGGCGTTCTGGTCGTTTGGTGATGTGGAGAATGTCGCCGGTCTACAGTTGATGGTTAACGAAATTATGGTCGCGGAGATTAACGACCTGAAGCGTGTGGGTAACAAATATTTTATAAACAAAAAAGTATTAACACCGGAACTCGCTAAGGCCCTTCAGGAGAATAAACCGGATGCGGTTATACCGATAGACCTACCAGGTAATATAAATATTAATGAGGTGCTGGTATCTGTGCAGCGTTTGGCTACCCCGTCGGATAACTATCAGATGGAAGGCAAGCTACAAGATTATATGCAGCGTATACTTGGTGTTACCGATATGCAGGCAGGTTCGGTACAGGTTGCTTCGCGTGTACCGGCTACGGCTGCTGCTGCGGTGGAAGGTGCGTCTACGTTACGTGCGATGGATAAGCAGGTGAATGTGGAGCGCTCGTCACGTGAGATAGGTACACGTATATTGGGTCTATGTCAGCAGTTCCTCGATGATGATAAGGCGATACGTATTGCGGGACCGGACGCACCGATGTGGTTGCAGGTATCTACCGCCGATATTGAGGGCGAGTTTGCTATTGACGCGGAGGGCGGCTCTACGCAGGCGGTTAATCCGTTAACTAAGGCCCGTCAAGGTATGGAGATATTGACGCAGATAGCCCCGATGCTTACGCAGATGGGTTATGATCCGGAGAATGCTATACGTTCAGCGTTGTCGTACATGGGTCTGAATCCTGATCATATACTTGTGCGGGCTACCCCACCGGAGCAGATGCCACCATCTGCTGGCGGTATGCCACCGGATATGGGTCAGGGTATGGATCCTGGTATGGAACCGGGTATGATGCAGGAGCCGTCACCTGATATGATGGCAGCGCCGCAACAGGGCGCCCCACCTGTTGACTTAAACAATCCGAATATTGCGCGGCTTATGGGTCTAGGTGGCCCACCGATGCCGGGTGTAGCGGAAGGAGAGCAGTTAATATAATGCATAAATCTATAAAAATAATAGCGTTAGACCGTATTATGGGTGCAGGTAAAGGCCCTAAGGATAAGGACAGTAAAGATATGCCTGATGAGGATATGTCTGATGATGAGGACATGACGGAAGAGGATGAGTCTGATGAGTATACATTGGAGGAACTTAACAAAAAGATAAGTGCTTTGACTGTACGCGTAAAGACTCTTGAGTCTGAACATAAGACCATAATCGGTAAGGATAAGAAAGAGTACAACGAAAAGGATGAGTAAGGCTAGCATTCTAAAGATGGCTCTTGAGGAGATTGCTCGTGGGGTTAAGAAGGTAGATCTTGGGGATTTGACTCGTAAGCCGAACGTCGCTGCGCGCGTTCAGGCTGTTACAAGAATGGCAGGCGATGCTAGTAAAAAGGTTGCTAGTAAAGTTGACGACTGGGGGTGGAAGGGTGGTAAGCCTGGTGAGGTTACGGGAAAAACGTGGGATGCCGACGTAACAAAACGCTGGAACGACTTAGCAATTTCAACCAACGCACGTGCGCGCAAACAGTTAGAAAAACACGCTGCCAAGAACCCGTCAAGCAATATTGCCAATAACTGGAAAACACTAAACCAGATGCTTCCCGAAAGTACGTATATTGATGAGCCTACCGCTAACATCCTAGGTGATTTTGACCTTTTGGAAAGTGCTGATATTCCGCGCGAGTGGACAGGAAAAGTTCTCAACTCACTATATGAGTATGGCAAACAGAGAATAGATAGTGCCGCATTTAATCTACGGATAATTGGCGATACAAACATACCAGATACTTTAGCACTATTTGGTCCTAGCGGTAAAAGTGGTATTGTTTCTGTTGCAGAAAAAGTATCCAACGCCATGCGCCCAATGACTAACGACCAGCGGGAGACTTTTCTGTCCCTGCTCCCTGAGTGGTCCGGTTCCTTGGACGAACTGACTGACGCTGCACGAAAACTTTAATGTTCAAGTATGATACTAAGCCCCGTAATGCGGTTACCTATAGGGACAGTTACAGCCTATGAAAATATTAAGTTTATTTAGCGG